TTTCTTACAGACGTACTTTAACACAAATTTAAATTTATTTAATAAGGTATTTCGTAAATCAAACCTTGCAACAGAAATTGATGCACTAGATGGTTCAATATTATCATCCAGGATTGATGTTAAAACACAAATGCGATTCACACCATTGTTAAACACGCTTAATACAATATCATTAAAGTTTCCTAACAAAATTAGATTTCCATCCGCAACTTTACATCATGTACAATCAACAGTGTTTGAACAAAATGGAGTATTAGCTCAAATTAAAAATGAGTTAGGTAAAACAAAACTGCAAGTTGTAGATTTAGATGGAAATATTTTACTGGATAATGTCGGTAATTATGAACAGTCTACCGGCATTGTAAATATTGTAGGATTCCAACCTGAGGTCTTGATAGGTGGAGTTGATTATATTAAAATTTCAGTAACACCGGAAATTGAAAATACATTAACACCATTGAAGAATTATATTCTTAAAATTGATACAGATAAATCATCAGCCACTGCAAATATTGATAGACAAACAACATCACTTAAAGTTACAATATAATGGAAACATTAAAAGATTTTGATAGATTAAAGGTTAATTTCCGGAAAAGTCTGGTTAGCGAAGTACTGCCAGAACATTTTGCTAGCAATTATCCTAGTCTATTGACATTTATTGAATCGTATTACGATCAGTTGGATTCTGATGGTAGTTATGGTGGTATGATTAATGAATTAAGAACAATTCGTGATGTTGAAGATACTACACTTGAACGACTAGATTTACTTTTTGACGAAATTGCGCTTAATGTATCACAATCACAGTTTACATTTCCTAGAGAAGCGATTCGCAATTTTGGTAATTTTTTTAGAGTAAAAGGCTCTGAATATTCTGCCCATGGTTTTTTTAGAGCATTTTTCAATGAGGAAGTTGAAGTAATATATCCTAAACAGGATTTGTTTATTGTTGGTTCCAGTGATGTTGGTCCTGAACAAAATAAATTATTAACCGATGGTGCTTTATATCAATATCTTTCAGTACTAATTAAGGCACCATTATCAATTGATAGATGGGAAGAATTATATCGTAGGTTTGTACACCCTTCCGGATTTTATTTGGGTGCTCAGGTTGTATTGGAAGCTTCTCCCAACTTTACCATTACCACAGATATATCGGAACCAGATCCTGATGCTAGAGAATTGGTAGTTGCCGGAGTTGCTACAGTAACACAACAACCTGCATACGGTGAGGTTAGTGATTTATATCCATTAAGAATTCAATCTCAATTATTTGGCGGATTAGATTCTAATTATTTGAGAAATGATGTATATAAATTTATTAATAATTATGGCGATCCTAATGTTATAACAATGACATATTTGCAAAATTATTATAAAAACCTTGCTGAATGGTCCGGTTTTGCACTAACCTTTGATAATGCAAATGATGGATTTGGTACCGGTTATATGACATATGATAATATTGTGGAAACATTTGATCAACGACAACACCAAGGTATTCCGGTATAAATATATAAATACTAATTAAATAGGTACAAAATGGCACAGCAAATAATTAATACAGGAGCACAAGGAAATGATCATACAGGTGATGATCTAAGGACTGGTGCTACAAAAATTAACGAAAATTTCACTGAGGTATATGCAGACATTGATGTACTGCAAGTAGCTGTTGGTGTTTCGGGTGGAACAGGTATCTCTTTTGATAGTGGTGGTATTCGGTTTGAAGGAACAACTGCAGATTCTAATGAAACTCTTCTTATTGCTGGTAATCCAACAGCTGACAGAACAATTATATTACCAGATTCAAGTGGCACATTAGTCCTTTCTAGTGAAGTTGCTGCAATTGGTCAAGCCGCTACAATTTCCTTAATTAATAATACAGTTGATGCAAGTTATATTGCTTTAAGAACAGGCGTTGGACAAGACTCTGGTGAGACGTTAATACTTATTAGAGATAATTCAGTTGATTCAGCTGACGTAATTCAGCTTGTTGATAGTGCATATGTTCAATCTAGGCAAATTAATATAGGATTGGATTCCTCACAAATTTTAAGCCTTATTGATTCCAATTTGGATCTTGGTGTATTTGATTCAGTTAATTTTAATTATTTAAAAATTGATGGTTCTCTTGGAAATTCAGGTGCTGCAGCAGTTATTACACCAGCATTTAACAGATACGGAATGGCCATTGAAAGAAACTTTGATGATCCAGTTGCACCAGCTGCTCTTGTAATTAGTGGTGATGCCGACGGTAATGATATTGCATTTGAAATTAGAGGTAACAGCAATGGGCCGGCCGTTAATACAACAAAGAAAAGAAATAATTCAGATACAAGATTCCTAGTAACACATGGCGGCCGGGTTGTTATTGGATCAGCCGTTGACTCTACACTTACTGAAATAAGAAATTCATCACATCTAAGTATATATGGCGATGCAACTGTAGATAGAATGTATTTAGATGCAACTGATTCTGGTGGTATTGTATTTGATGCTGCACATTATGGTGGGGCCGGTGATACAGCAACAATTCAATTAGTCAATGATAGCAGTGATGCTCTTGCACTTACAATGTCTGTTGGGAATGATAACAATGATAAAATTAAATTATCAGTACCTAATGATGATAATGTTGAAATTAATAGTAATACGGTATTACATCATGGAAATGTAGATAATTTTGTTGATTCTGACTACGTTCAAGCTCGTGCAGACACCGTAAAGCTCAAAGTATATTCAGTTGCGACTAGCCCGAATAGTGGTCAAGCAGGCCAGGTAATTTATGTAAGTGATGGTAATTCTGGATTACCGTGTTTAGCAGTATATGATAGTGCATCTAATCCACCATGGGCGAGAGTTGCTCTTGGTGCAACAATTAGTATATAATAGGAAAGAACTATGCCAGCAATTATTACAGATACCCTGAGGGCTCAGATTGCTAGAGACTTCTTTGATCAGTTCGAAAATGACGAGGCAATATACTATGTTGCCTACGGTAAATCTGATCAGTGGGACTCTAATGAGAATGTACCCACGCCAATTAACAACCCTGTTGAGATTAAAAATCTTAGAGATGCAATGCAATCTGTTAAAAAGGTTCAAGCTGTATCGCAGGTTATTCCAAGAAACAATTGGTCATCAGGCACGATTTATTCACAATACGATGATCTACAAGCAGGGTATCCATCACCACCATATTATGTTCGGACAGAAAACGCCGGCGTTTATATGTGTTTAGAAACCGGTAGAGATGCAAATGGTATTGCTCAACCATCAACAATTGAGCCGTCAGGAGCAAATAACCAATCATATAGAACGGCAGATGGTTATGTTTGGAAATTCCTATACACAATCAGTGCAATTAATAGATCTAATTTTCAATCATCAAACTTTATGCCAGTACAAAGACAAGGCGGTGTTGATTCTAACTCTACAGGTATTCAGATTAAACAAAAGCAAGTACAAGATTCTGCAATTCCTGGTGAAATTATTAATATTGTTATTACTGATGCTGGTACAGGTTATAATTCTGCTCCCACAATTAGTATTACTGATGCATTAGGATCAAATGCTGAGGCCACCTGTACAATTGATTCTGCAACAGGCACAATTGCAAGAATTAAAATGAAGGACAGTGCTGGTCAAATTAAGCATGGAGCAGGATACACTTCACCGGTTATCTCATTTATTGGTGGAACACCTACTACAGTAGCAACTGCTCGAGCAGTTGTGGGTGTTGATTCAGGTATTGGTAGAGATGCTAGAGTTGATTTAAAATCTACTGGTATTATGTTCCACAGTGATGTTATTGGTAATGATAGTAATTTTATTGTTGACCAAGATTTTAGACAAATTGCTCTTTATAAAGATCCTAAAGATAAGGATGGTGCTGCATTTATCAAAAATACTGGTAATGCACTTAAAAAGATGACACTATCAAGTATAGTTACATCATTCACCAAGGATAAAATTATTCAAGGACAAACAACCCTAGCAGAAGCGTATATAGATAATATTGATAGTAATGAAATTTATTATCATCAAACACCTACCACAGGATTTAGAGTATTCCAGGATGGTGAGGTAATTGAAGAAACAAATGGTGCTGGTGAGGGTGTTATTGATTCATCCAGAATTTTACCGGAGGTAGATGCAGCAACCGGAGCAATATTATACATTGATAACAGAGCACCTGTACTAAGATCGAATTCGCAGGATGAAGATATTAAAATCATTATTCAATTCTAAAGGTTAGAAAATGACAATACCATATACCGAAAATCTTTTTGCAACAAGATATAAAGATGATTTTAATGATAGCGATCATTATCATAGAATTCTTTTTAACAGTGGTAGGGCATTGCAAGCTCGTGAGCTTACGCAAATGCAAACTATCATCCAAAAAGAGATTGAAAGATTTGGAAGAAATATTTTTCAGGAAGGTGCATCAGTTGTTCCAGGTGGAATGACCGTCAATAATAGATACGATTTTGTAAAACTAGACACAAGTACCTATACACTTCCTACATTGTATAATAATCTGGTATCTGATACATTTACCGGTCAATCATCTGGTGTTATAGTAAAAGTTATAGAAGTTCTACCGGTGAGTGGTTCTGATCCAGCAACACTATATGTTTCATATACATCTACATCTTCTGGTACATCAGGCACTTCTAGAATTACTTTAACTCCTGGTGAAACTATTGTTGGTACACTTTCTGGTGAAACACTTCAAGTACAACTTACAAATACCAGTGAAAATCCTGCAGTGGGATTTGGTACAAGAGCATCTGTTGCTGCTGGTACATTTTTCACACAAGGACATTTTGTACAAGCCGACCCACAATCTATTATTGTGTCTAGGTATACCACAAACCCTACAGATAATATTGTATTTAAGGTTGTTCAAGATGTTGTAACATTTGAGGATGAACCGGCTCTTTATGATAATCAGGGTGTGTTACCAAATACTACATCACCAGGTGCTGATAGATATAGAATTAGATTACAAATTGGTCTTGCATCACAACTTGCCGCTGATGAAAATTCTATTTTTATGGGTAAAATTGATCAGGGTTCCTTGGTAGAAGTAGTAAAAGGTGATGATCAATATAATAAAATTGAAGATCATGCTGCAAAAAGAATACAAGAAATTAATGGCGACTTTATTAAAAAGCCATTCAGAGTAAAATTTAATAATCATCCGACAAATGATGAAAGAATTAATATTGCTGTAAGTCCTGGAATTGCGTATATCAATGGCTATAGAGCAGAATTATATGCACCAACAGTAATTGATGCACCAAGAGCATATGACACAATTTCATTAGAAAATAATGTATCGGCTGCAAATTTTGGTAATTATATAGTTGTGGATGGTTCAAGTGTTAGTGGTTTGCCTAATATAGATACATACCAGGCCTGGAATTTAAGAAGTGCTACTGGACATGGCGGATCAACAATTGGTACCGCCAGAGTAAAATCTGTTGAGGAGGATGGAGCGAATTATCGGTATTATTTGATGGATATTCAAATGAATGCCGGACAAAATATTAGAAGTGTAAAAAGTATTGGTATTGCCAGTACACAATTTGCCAATCTAATTTTGGAAAATGGTATTGCTGTAGTAAAAGTTGCCGAAAATAACAATCTTTTATTTAGTCTACCATATATTAGACCAAAATCATTAAGCGATATTTCCTTTACTGTACAAAGAAGACTCACTGCAACAACTGATGGTAGTGGTAATGCAACGTTCACACTTACTACTACAGGTGAAACGTTTGCTGATGTTAATGATTGGGTATTCGCTGAAGTTACCGGTGCTATATTTAATCCAACAGTGACTGGAGCTGGTACACAATCAGCATCAATTACTGGTGGCCCTTCTAGTACTACAATTGAAGTATTAGCAAAAGTAAATAAAGCCTCTCCTACCATTAGAACAAAAACTAAAACTGAAACTACTGTCACAACTACCATAACGACTCCAGCTAGTGGTTCACCTTATATTGATTTGGGTAAGGCAGATATTTTTAAGGTTAAAGGAATTAAACTAGTAGATTCTGCCGGTGATGATATATCAAATAGGTTTATTGTTGATAATGGTCAAAGAGATAATT